GTTATCAGAGAATCCAACACAATTGCAATCAATACAAGAAGAGGTCCAGGTAACTTTGTTGTAGCTAATCCTACAGTATGTGCCGCTCTTGAAACATTGTCTTCTTTCGCATTACATCCTGTCAATACTGACATTAATACAGCCATTACAGCTGCAACCCCTGCTGTCGTTGCTATGGTTAACACATATAGCGAAGGCGACGTAGTTGCTTTATATGGTACTACTGGGATGAGACAAATTGCTGGGATGGAATTTACCATTTCAACAGTTACTGGAACAGCCTTTACACTAGCAGGACTTGATTCTGTTGGTTTTTCAGCTCCTGCAACAGCCGTTATTGCTAGAAAGATTGCTAAACAGAAATCTGTTGCGCCATTTTCTAACTTTATTACCACTATTACAAGTGGGCCTCAAGCGGTAGTCACAGTTTCTAAAATCCATAGATATACTGTTGGGCAGATGCTTACTTTTAGTGTTCCAACATCTTTTGGGATGAGTGAAATTGATGGGAAAACAGGAAGGATTGTAGCCGTTACAGATTATACCTTTACGGTTGATATAAACAGCACGCCTTTTTCAGTGTTTGCATTCCCTGAAGATAGCCTTGTACCGGTAACTCAGCTTTTTGCGACAGTTGCTCCTGCAGGTCAAAGGAATGAATACAATGTCACTACAGTACCATTTAGAACAGGGAATTTTGTCCCTCATATGGTGCTGCCAGCAGGGATTACTTCTCCTGCCGGTTCAGTGGATGATGTGATTGTTTGGGAATCTTGGAAACAAGAGAACTAATAGCACTTATAAACTATTGGGGGCGCGAAACCGCCCTCTTTTTCTTAGCATAGAGGAGATTACATGCAGAAAGATTTAATGAAAAAAACAAAGAACGGACTACATCATGGGTTAATTGATACCCAGCAAAATTCAGTTGACATAACATCTGAAAAAAAAATTGATGAATCTGTCAAAGAAGAATATAAAAAACGCAAAAAACATGACTCTGAAATTATTTCAGTTAGATATATCAATCATGAAAGTGTAAATGATTATCTAGAAACCCCATACCTAAAATATCCAGGGGATCCCATTACAAAATGGCGCTTCTTGAATAACCACGAATACAAGGTCCCAAGAGGACTTGTTAACCATGTAAACGATGCCTGCAAAGGGGTAAAAAAAGTATCTGAGTTAGTTGATCAATCAGGCAGCCCGCTTACTACCAATAGAGAACAAGAAAAGATCCATGAATTTGTAGGAATAATTTAGATGACTAGTGTTTCGCCGCCTAATAGTTCTATGCAAGCAATTCGTCGAAAAGTTCGGCGTCTTACTGCGTCTCATTCCGAGAAATCTCTCCCCGATGCTGATATAGATTTGGCGGTGAACACTTTTTATACTTTAGATTTCCCATCTGCCATTAAAACTGATCAACTGCAGGATACCCTTGAGGTTTTTACAGAACCAAATGTCGATAGATATCGTGTAAATATTAATGACCGAATAAATCTAAAAAACCCTGTTTACGTTGAGGGGAGAGAAGCTATTTTCTTTAAAACACTAGTTGAGTTCTATGATCTATTCCCAAGGCAGCCAGTTAGAAATATCCCTGCTACAGGGGACGGTACTACCACTATTTTCAACTTTAATTTGCCAGGGCCATTTTTATCACACGAGGTAACAATCGGCTCGGTTAATAATGTTGGAAGTACTATCAGGGTCACCGATGATGGGAGAAACGTCTTAGAGTTCGTAACTTTTGAACCTTTGACAGGAGATTCTATCCTAACGCCTATTGGCAGCATAAACTATGTAACTGGTGCTACTAGTGTAACGTTTCCGATTGCTCCAGGGGCCGGGGAAGAGATTAATGTTTGGACATCTACCTATAGCTCTGGATTTCCTTACTGCCTACTTTTTTACAAGGATGAGATTAGGGTTAGACCGGTTCCAGATGGTGTTTATAAGCTAGACATTCAAACTTTCAAATCACCAACCCCATTCCTAAGTGAATCAGATATGCCACAGTTAAAGCAGTGGTGGCAATACATAGCCTATGGAGCAGCAATTGAGATTCTTAGAGACAGGGAAGACACAGAGGGGATTATGGATCTTATGGAGGGCTTTAAGAGGCAGGAGTTACTTGTCCTAGAGAGACAAGCGAGTGCAGAGATAGGAATTAGAACTCCAACTATCTTAAATTCTCCTGGATTTCTCCCTTATGGACGTGGAACTTTTGATAGCTGGGGGGGTTGGTAAATATCCCTTACAAGCCTAAACAGATATCAGATTTTAAGACTGGTCTCATACAGGAGCAAGAAGACTATTTAATTCCAGATGATGGATTTACTCAGCTTAGAAATGCTTATGCATGGAGACAAGCTGTAATAAAAAAACAAGGCCTTGAGTTTGTTGGGAGGTTTCGACGTGTGTTTATTAATGAAGATATTCCTGGGGGTGCTCTTGCTAGTCCTTGGAACTTCAATTTATTTACGACTTTTACTTTGGCTGGTATATCACCTTCAATCGAATTAGGATCCGTCACAATAACCATTGGTGGGATAATCCTTACAGACCAAAGAGATGGGACACTAACTAGCCCCACTCCTGGCAATTCTGGAACTATAAATTATGCAACAGGGGCAATCAGTATAACCCATACAGGAGGCGCTGTCCCTGCAACTATCAGCCATGCTTATTTCCCATCATTTCCAGCAATGGGGATAAGAACAAAAGAAGAAGATGCTACCAACGAGGAAAAAACAATTGGTTTCGACACAATGTTTGCATACCAATTTACAGGTGGCTGGGAAGAGCTTCCAACAGCGACCCCAACTACTTGGAGCGGCACTGATTCTGATTTCTTTTGGACAACAAACTTTTGGGTAAATGCTTCTAATCAGAAACTTTTTTGGGCTACTAACTTTGTAAATAGCGCAGGGAATGAAATGCGTTATTATGATGGAAGCACATGGACAGTCTTTACACCAACAATTTCTATTATTGGACCAGTTACCACGCTACTTTTGCAAGCACAGATGCTAATTCCTTTTCGTGGGAGAATGGTCGCCCTGCAAACAATTGAGGGAGATGTAATAGGCTCTGGAACGCAATATTTTCAAAGGATTCGTTGGGCAGCTATTGGTAATCCAACTGGTGCTGATACCTGGAGAGATGATATTCGTGGGAAAGGCTCTTATTTAGATGTCCCTACTTCTCAAAAAATTGTATCTGCAGGGTTTGTCAGAGATAATTTAATCATCTATTGCGAAAGAAGCACATGGCAGCTCCTCTACACAGGGAATACTATCCAACCCTTCCAGCTAGAGCGAGTAAACAGTGAATTGGGGGTTGAGAGTACATTTAGTGGTGTGCAATTTGACACGTCGATAGTAGGTATTGGGGATAAAGGGATCATTGAATGTGATAGCTTTAGCTCTACTAGAATCGATGATAAGATCACTGATTTTGTCTATGGAATAAACAATCTAGAAGGCGGGAAAAAGCGTATACATGGTTATAGGAACTTTAAAAAAAGGCTAGCGTACTGGTCATATCCAGACGTCTTATCAAATAAGTTCCCGAATAAACGGCTTGTCTTCAATTACGATAATTTATCGTGGGCAATCTTTGATGATTCTATTACCTGCTTAGGGACTTTTCAGCCTAGTGGTTCACGTACCTGGCAAGAGGATGTTACATGGGAAGAAGCAAATTTTACATGGAGAGATCAACAGGCACTTTTCCCAGAGGTGATGGGAGGAAACCAAAGAGGTTTTACTTTTTATTTGGATTCGCTCTCAAATAATGAAATAAGCCTACCCATAGATGGGATTACTGGGAATGACACTCTTTCAACAACAATTACGTGCACTGATCACAATCTTAGCACTGGAACCGTTATAGAAGTTGATGGTGTTATCTCTCCAGGTGAGTTCGATACTCTTAACGGAAAGAGGTTTAAGATCGATGTGATCGATGATAATACCTTTGATCTCAATATATATGACCCTGAAACTTTAAGGTTCTCTAACCCACAAATGAATGCTTCTAGCAGTACCTATGAAGGGGGGGGGGCGACCAAAGTTATCGACAATTTTATCATCACAAGTAAAAAGTTTAACTATATGGACATGGGTAGAAAGATAAAAATGGGGTGGATCGATATTTTAATGAGTACCACCGAGG